GACCCTCATGGACTCTCCAGAGTATAAAGAAATTTTTGAAACAAGACTCAGGGAAGATTCTCAAGCCGCTGGTCGCTGGGAAACAGCACAAGGCGGAGAGTATTTCGCAGCGGGTGTTGGCGGAGCCATTACAGGTCGTGGTGCGGATTTACTCATTATTGACGATCCTCACTCGGAGCAAGACGCTATGAACTTAACAGCTTTAGAGCGAGCTTATGAATGGTATACTTCTGGTCCTCGTCAAAGATTACAACCAGGAGCTTCCATCGTCTGTGTTATGACGCGGTGGAATGTTAAGGATTTAACAGGCATGCTGATGCAAGCCCAAAAAGAAGCAAAGGCCGATCAATGGGAACTCATCGAGTTTCCGGCAGTGATGCCGAGTGGTAAGCCAGTATGGCCGGAGTACTGGAAGTTAGGCGAACTCGAAACCGTGAAGGCCTCTTTATCACTTGGTAAATGGAATGCACAGTGGATGCAAAATCCAACTTCTGAAGAAGGAGCCATTATCAAAAGGGAGTGGTGGAAGAAATGGGATAAAGATGTTTTGCCCAAACTTGAGCACATTATACAGTCGTATGACACTGCGTTTATGAAAAAGGAAACGGCGGATTATAGTGCTATTACCACATGGGGAGTTTTTAGAGAGAATGAAGACAAACCTGCGAATTTAATTTTAGTGGATGCTCTTAAAGGACGATATGAGTTTCCAGAACTTAGACGAAGAGCATTAGAACAATATAAATACTGGCAACCTGAAACGGTTTTAGTTGAAGCAAAAGCCTCAGGTCTACCCTTGACTTACGAATTAAGAAATATGGGAATTCCAGTTGTTAACTTTACACCAAGCAAAGGAAATGATAAACATGCTAGAGTAAACTCGGTGGCACCACTGTTTGAAAGTGGAACCATATGGGCGCCCACTCACAGAGGGTTTGCACAAGAAGTCATAGAGGAATGCGCAGCTTTTCCTTATGGCGATCATGATGACTTGGTTGATAGTATGACTCAAGCGGTTATGAGATTTAGACAAGGTGGATTAATACCTCACCCTGAAGATTATAAGCAGGAGAAAATGCTCCAAACGAAACATGTGTATTATTGATGAGTAGAAAGCTGACGACAACTACACCTCCTTTGAGAGGTCCTGTTTCTCAAGGCTTGAATAATCAATATAAAAAGGATAGAAGTATATTAATATCGGAGAAAATAAATGGTACTACCTATAATAGCAGGAACAGCAGCTCGAGCAGTAGCAAAGAAGCTTTTAAAAAAAGCAGCTAGCAAATACGCTAAAGGTTCTGCTGCTAAATTAAAAGGATTAACCAAATTAATAAAAAAAATGGGTGCTAAAGAAGTTAAATGGAAATCTCCTAAAGTAGTTCCCAAAGGTGGAACTTCCAAACAATTTGCTGAAACATTTAGAAAAGAATTAAAGAAAACTACAGGATATAATAGTGGTGGACTTATTACAGGAAAACCAAAACTAGCTAAAAAAGGTTGGAAATAAATGGCAGAAATAGACAAAGCTTTACCCAACGTAAAGCAAACAGTAAACATACCTGGACCTCAAGAAGTTGAAGCAGCTGAACAAGAAGCGGTAGGCCAGCAACAAGAAGCTGGACAACCTGTTGAGATGCAAGAAAACGAGGATGGAAGTGTTGATGTAAATTTTGATCCAAACGCAGTTAACCCAGGACAAGACGAAGGACACTTTGCTAACTTAGCAGAACTATTACCCGATAATGTTTTAGATCCTTTAGGAAATCAACTTTACGCAAATTACGAAGATTATAAAACATCTCGAAAAGATTGGGAAAAATCTTATACTTCTGGTTTAGATTTATTAGGATTTAAATATGATGATAGATCCGAACCTTTCAAAGGTGCTTCTGGTGCAACACACCCTGTGTTAGCAGAAGCGGTAACACAATTTCAAGCCTTAGCTTATAAAGAATTATTACCTGCAGCAGGTCCTGTTCGAACACAAATTTTAGGAATGCAATCTCCAGATAAAGAGCAACAAGCAATACGGGTTAAAGAATACATGAATTATCAAATCATGGATCAAATGCAAGAATACGACGCTGAGTTTGATCAAATGTTATTCTATTTACCTTTAGCAGGTTCTGCATTTAAAAAAGTTTACTACGATGACATTATGCAAAGAGCGGTTTCTAAATTTGTTCCTGCTGATGATTTAGTTGTGCCTTACACAGCAACTTCATTAGAAGACTGTGAATCGGTTATTCACATGGTTAGAATGACAGAGAATGAATTAAGAAAACAACAAGTGGGTGGTTTCTATAGAGATATTGAAGTGAACCCAAGTTTCTTACACGAAACAGAATCAGAGAAAAAAGAAAGAGCTTTAGAAGGTGTTTCACGTGGAAGAGATGACAGAATGTATACTATTCTGGAATGTCATATCAATTTAGATTTAGAAGGTTTTGAAGATGTGGGTGAAGATGAACAACCTACAGGAATTAAACTTCCTTACATTGTAACGATTGAAGAAGGAACAAGAAAAGTTTTATCCGTTAGAAGAAACTACGAAATAGGCGACACTAACAAAAACAAAATTCAATATTTTGTACACTTTAAATTTTTACCAGGACTTGGTTTTTATGGTTTTGGTTTAATTCACATGATTGGTGGATTATCAAGAACAGCCACATCTGCTTTAAGACAATTACTTGACGCTGGCACCTTGTCTAATTTACCTGCTGGATTCAAGATGCGTGGAATTAAAATGAGAGATGAAGCACAAGCTATTCAACCAGGGGAATTTAGAGATGTAGATGCTCCAGGCGGAAATTTAAAAGATGCGTTTATGACACTTCCTTTTAAAGAACCTTCTCAGACTTTATTACAACTTATGGGCGTCGTGGTACAAGCAGGTCAACGATTTGCTTCAATAGCAGACTTGCAAGTGGGTGATGGGAATCAACAAGCAGCAGTGGGCACGACCGTAGCCTTGTTAGAAAGAGGATCGAGAGTAATGTCTGCGATTCACAAAAGATTATACGCTGCCATGAAAAAAGAATTTGCTCTTCTTGCAAGAGTATTCAAGTTATATCTACCTCCGGTATATCCATACGATGTAGTTGGTGGGCAAAGACAAATTATGCAAACTGACTTTGACGATAGAGTAGATATATTACCAGTTGCAGATCCTAATATATTTTCTCAAACACAGCGAATCTCTCTCGCACAAACGGAACTGCAACTGGCGTCCTCAAATCCACAGATTCATAACCAATATGAGATCTACAGAAACATGTATGAGGCGTTAGGAGTGAAAGATATTGATTTAATTTTGAAAAAACCACCTAAACCCATGCCAAAAGACCCTGCATTAGAACATATTGATGCTTTAGCGGGTTTACCTTTTCAAGCTTTCCCTGGACAAGACCACAGAGCACACATTACAGCGCATTTAAACTTTTTAGCAACGAATTTAGTGAGAAATGCACCTATGGTAGCTGGTGCGATTGAAAAAAACTGTCTTGAACACATTTCTCTAATGGCTCAAGAGCAAATTGAACTAGAATTTAGAGAAGAAATACAACAATTAGGACAAATGATGCAAATGATGAACAATCCACAAGCAATGCAACAAAATCCTAACCTTCAAAACGACATTCAACTTATACAAAACAAAATTGAGTCTAGAAAAGCAGTTTTAATTGCTGAAATGATGGAAGAATTCATGAAGGAAGAGAAGAAAATTACATCTCAGTTCGATCATGACCCAGTTGCTAAACTAAGAGCTAGAGAATTAGATCTTAGAGCGATTGATGATGAATCTAAGCGAAAAGCTACAGAACAAAAACTTAATCTTGAGCGTATGAGAGCAATGATGAATCAAGATAATGTTGAAGAAAAATTTGACCAAAACGAAGAATTGGCTAATCTCAGAGCTGATACTTCTATCGAGAAACAAGAAATGGCTAACGAATCAAGAGAAAAATTAGCCAGAATGAGACCTAAAACAAACGGAAGGGGATAACAATGACAAAAGGAAAAGGCTATGCACCATTAGGAAAATCAAAAGTGATTCCTTCACATGATGCAAATAGAAACAATAAAGCTGTTCCAAAAAGCGGAGATAAAAAAGATACTAACTCTGTTACTGGAACAAGAGCCGCTAGAAAACAAAAAGACGTAACTTGGTACTAATAACAGAGTTAGTAT